ACCACCTCGACACTAGTTGAGCTTCTGTTACCTTGTGTGGCCGTCCAACCAACAACATTCATCTCATCAACCATACTCTCAAAGGCGCGCATGATCTTACCTTCGTTTGACCACTCCTCTGAGTTAGAGTTTTCTTTTTCCATCGATAAACAATCGATATAATCTAAAACAAGTACATCTACCTTTTTACCCTTAGCGTTAATCTTTTTGATGATGTTCTTAATCTTATTAATCGTAACACCATCTGAGGGTAGTTTTTGTAAGAACAAGTTATTTTCGTGTTCTTCTTTAATCGCTTTGATTTTTGTTTGAATCAGCGCCTTATTATCCGATAACTCACTAAGTGGTATTTTCGTTAAAGCTGAGAAATGCTTTCTCTGTACAGCTTCTTCTTTATCTTCAAAAAAGATTTGTAATACGGTCTTACCTTCTAGGAATGCACTACTAGCAACTTTGGTTAGGAAGGTTGTTTTACCAACGCCTAGTGGTGCGATTACCAAACCAACTTCACCTTTAGATAAACCACCTTTTGTGCAGTCGTCAATACCTTGTATTCCAGTTGGTACTGGGTCGCGGTAATCTTCAGATAAAACCTTTTCTATGTTATCAAACAATAGAATTGGGTCTTGTTCTTCTTTGAAGGTGATCGCGTCTTTGATTTTTTTCTCAATCTCATCGTAATCAGCAACAATACCACGATCTAATTTAGATTTTATTTCATTAACAGCGTTTCTAATCGACTGTAACTTACAAAATTTCTTCGCGTTGTTCTGTACATTTAAATTACCGACTTTACAGTTTTCGATATCGGTAATCGTATCATCTAGTTGGGTTCTCAAAGCTTCTTGAGATACACCAACTTCCTCTTTAATCAAACCCCTTAAAGCTGGGAAATTCATAAGAACCTCGTGGTCTTTATGATATTTTTTGATTAAGTGAGCCACCCGTTGAAATGATTCGGATGGGAAGTATTTAGGGTCAATGATATCGATTATCGCTTGACCGAATTTATGATCTGTAATTATTTCATTTAATAACTGTAGTTGAAAGTCTTTACCTAAATCCTCAAAATTGTTTATTATATTAGCCATTTATTTTTTTTATCGTTATTATACCAATTGAACCTGTAAGTTGTAACCCATGTACTCTGTTTCCAATTCTTTAGTTGGGGTGCAGAGGCATTTTTGTACTCTTGTGATTAATTCGTAAATGTGTTGGCGAATATCCACAGTGTATCTAACTTTGACTGGATAGATCGTTGCATCCCACTCTCTGTAGGCTATAACTTTACCCTCTTGTTTAACAACAATTTTCATAACATCCTTAGAACTATTTTGCTCATAGTCCTGAGTTTCGGAAAAATGTCTTTGGTGCTCTGTGATAAAATCCAAAGTTCTGTCTTTTAGAACGCTTTGAATTAATCGCATGTTGTCATCAACAGCTTCTTTGAAGTTTAATGAGTTAATCGCTCTATGGTTAAAGCCGATAATGTTAAAAAATCTTTGTACGATTATATTATCGTTAAGATAAAGCGTGAACTCAAATTTACGTTGTTCTCTTTTTTCTTCCATGTCATTTGTTTTTTTTGTTGTAATCATTTTCTTCCTTTTTTATAATAGTAATAAAAGAACTCCAGAAAACAAAGAAAGCGTCATCATTTTTTGGTAAAAAATTTAATAATTCGTCTTCCTTCATCATTTCCATGATTTTTTTAATACCACCTCGACCTTCTGGTGATAAAGTTTCGTTAACCATTTCACTAATTGCTACCTTTAACTCATCGGTAACATGTGGTTCTTTAAGGTTGATTATCTTATTCATTACCGAAAAATAATCAGTGCCGTATGTACCCCATTTAGTTTCACCGTTGATTATGGTGTTTAATGTTTTATCGTTAGGTTTTTCAGTTAGTAGTTCTTTTGTTCTATCAATAACCCAATCCTGGTTAACAGTTTGTTTTTTTATTTCTGGAAAATATTTTAAAACCTTTTGCTCGCCAATATTTTGTAAACCAGAGATATTATCACTGGTATCGCCAGCGATCATTTTCAATATACCAACATTTGAATAGTGGTAATCAAAATAACTATCAAAATTATCCATGTTAATCATAACCTTAGCACCCTTTATTGTTAAACATACTTTCGTATTTTCATCCAATAACTGTAGTAAGTCACGATCATTCGTATAGACAACCTTATTCTCGTTAGGTGAGTTCATTGAGTAGTACGCAATGCCATCATCAGCTTCACAACCATCAATCTCAACTTGTCTGATTGATAGTTCTTCCAAGTACTGTTTAATTCGGATTCTTTGCCTATCCAAATCATATTTCTCATCAAGACTAACCTTATCATCACGATTTTTTTTGTAGTACGGGTAATAACCTTGTCTATATTCCTTAGACCCTTTACCTTCCCAGAATACCACAACTTTTGTAACCGCGTAATCTTGGTAAAATCTTTTGATGGTGTTAATAAAGTGGAATATGGTACCAACGCTTCCCTCTTTTCCTTGAAGCTGCTTGGTACCATGAAATCCTTGTTTTAGAAGATATTCACCATCTATAAGTAATGAGTTAATAGTTGTATTAACTTTATTCCTTATTGGTTTATTAATCTTCATCAGAATAGGAGATTTTTTGGTTAACCTCGTATTCCTCTAACTCAAAGTTAGCGTCATCTAACTTACTAGCCCAGTACTCAAAAGTATCCTTTTTGTAAGCATCTAAGGCCGCTTTATCACGTTTATCATCGGTAATAAATCCGTGTGGTGTTACAATAATTTTTGAGTCGGCATAACCAAGACCATTGATGTGGTTTTTGTCCACAGTAACTTTGGTTCTTGTTGCAAAGTTAATTTTTCTACCTTTACTTGTTGCATCAATCTTGTTGATACCACCATCAGCTTCGTTTCCAAAACGGAATACCAATGTAGCTGCTTGGTAAATAGCCTCACCGCCTTTTGGTTTCATCTTAGGTTGACCCATTGGTGAATCTGGGAGTCTTACCCATGGTAAGTTACATACAACAAAACCGTTTAGGTATGGTGATGTTTCCTTACGGCTGTTATTGATTCTTTGGTTAATACCCATGTTGATCTTTTCAGCCAATGCACCTGCGGTATGTTGTTTACCACCTTTACCTTCCCATGTCATTTTACATGGTACTGATCCAACTGAATCCCAGAAGAAACAAACATCATAAGGTAAATCACCTTTTGCTTGCATATCTAAAACCTCATTGATGTAATCGGTAACTTGTTCGATAAAATTAAAGTCATCACGGTAAAGGAAAAATCCATCCCATTCACCAGTTTCTTCATTTCTTGAACAATCCAATCCCATAAGTTGGCAGTGTTCAAAACTCCATTTTTTCTCTGTTACCAAATAAACTGGTAAAATCCCTTTTCTCTGAGCATCTACCGATGCTGCGATTAATGCACTTGTTTTACCAGTGTTGGTGTGTCCAAGTAACATGTTGATGTGACCCATGCAAGGGCCTGGTACGCCAGATGCCTCTAAAAAGGCTTCTCCACAACTCAGAAATAAATCTGATTTGTATTTAGTTGTTGTGCTCATTTTCTTTTTGAGGTCGTCAAAAGAAAACTCTTTTTTCTTAACTGCCATGATATGTTTTTTTTAGGTGTAAAAAAAGCATGGACACATACTTGGACATGATGTCCTAGTTAATATCCATGCTTTAATATTATTTTTTTTTTAGAACGGTAAATCGTCAATCTTTAATTTAGCGTTTGGTACCTCTTCAGCTGAAGGCCCTTCCGTCATAGAAGAATCATCATCTTCTTCGGACATAGCAACTGGTGCCTCATAAACCGATTTAGGTGCTGGTGTTGGTGTGTATGTGCTTACGCCATCCTCTACCTTAGCAATGAAACATTTTTGCTCAGCATCCCAGATTGGTTCGCTACCCTCAGCAACAATATTCAAATACTCAATAGATTTTTTCTTGAACACATCGGTCCAAGCCATTGGGTCACCCAACCATTCTACCGCTTGGTTTTCATCTTCAGAAAGTTTAGACTCTCTATCAGGGATGATAGATGCAACTTTTGTGAAACCAACTTTTGAATCTTTTGATTTGTCTCTAATCATAGAGATTGTAATGTCGAAACCTTCGAACGGATTCCAGAACGCCCCATACTTTTTAACAAGTGGTGCGATTTTGTCCATAATTCCTGAACCGTCTTGTACAGCTGGGAATCTCCAGAATTTTACACCCTCATGTTCTTTACCACGTTCGATAACGCGAACGATAAAGAATTGTCGTGATTTGTAATTGTTGGCCAATCTTCTTTCTTCTTTGTCCTCAGCTTTCAACAAGAATTTGTACATCTCATTCAAAGGTGAAGCATCACCATCTTGTGATGGGTCATAAAGTTTTGTCCATCTTTTTCCGATTTTTAAGTTGTGGAAATAACCAACTTTGTACCATTTTGTCGGATCGTCTTGGTTAGGAAGAATCCTAACTGATTTCTCACCGCTTTGTGCACCCTCATCAAGTGCAATTGTAAAATACTTTGTCAAGTCAACAGAACTAGATTGGGTAGTCTGTGTAGTTTTCGACTTTGCTTTCTCGTAATCGGCCAGTGTGTCTGTTGCGGCCTTGCTCCAATCGATTTTTTTGTAGTCAATCATAATAATTTATTTTTGTTATGGTACAAAAGTAGGTACAATTATTCGAAAAGTCAATACCCCGACCAAATATTTTTTCATATAAACAAAAAAACCCCTAAAGGGGTTTCTTGTAAAATATTTTTTTTTAGGTGGTTAGAATAGTGTCTTATACCTTTTAACACCGTATACCAATAAACCTCTTGTGACAGCGGTTGGTTCAGAATCACTAGGGTTAACAGCTGTTATCTCTAACCCATCAATTGGGCATTCGATAAAACCCATCATTGATAATGTTATGTCTGATATACCGTTCATCGTCACAACAATCGTGTCGTTGGTATTACCTAATGTTAAAAAAGCGTAGTATTTAATCGTATAGTCGTTTGTTTCAACAAAAGTTAAAGCTGGATCACCAAGTTCCAACTTAACCATTACTAATTCTTGTAAATTGTTGTTCATATTAATAGTTACTTACTGGTTTATCGTTATTATCGGATTTATAAAAACTGTTTTTAATATCCATTTCGTTATAGTTATTCATTAAACTATCCATCATGGACATTTTGTCTGGTCTTTTTTCCAGATCAGTTTGTGTTTTTGTTGAATCGCCACTCATGTATTCGTCTTGTGTGACACTAAACGGATACGAATCCTTAGCCAAAACTTTTCTTCTTTCTTCCTCTGTAGGCGGTCTCATCAATTCAACTTGTTTAGCTAACGCGTCCATTTGTTGCACCAAAGAATCCATCTTTTGTAAATTTTGTTCAACGCTGTTAACTTTGTTAATGATAGCTTCAATCTTTTCAGATGAATTAGCAATTTTTTGTACAATGTCATCAGCTTTTGCGGCCATCTCTTTTGTTGAGTTAACCAATTCAGTTACATCAACCTCAACATCACCTTCTTCTTCTGGGGCAACTTCACCTGTTGTATCAATAGCGGCATCATCAGTTGCTGGTACCTCTTCAGTTCCAGCCATATCAGCACCCATATCCTCACCACCAGTTGTATCAACACCAGCATCAACAGGAGCTTCTTCACCACCAGTTGTATCAACACCAGCGTCAACTGGTGCCTCTTCTGGAGCAATCTCATCCTCTTCAGCTTCATAGAACTTATAATGATGTCCCTCACTCAATCTATCTTGGTAGGACATGATTTTGTTAAACCTTTTTATCTCTTCGGATAAAATTTTATCTAATTTGTTGCTCATCTTAAAAATGTTTTCGTTGAATGGCTTATTGGTGATTCTTCTCTTAATAATTCTCTACCGTCCTCTAGGACTAATTTTTTTTCAATTAAAGTTCTTTCAATCAAACCGTCTTTTGTTTTTACATAACAAACCCCGTTTAGATCACAAACTTCTTCTCCTACTTGAGCCTCTTCAATTCTTTTACCTAAGAATTTATCTAAACTGTTTCCAATATTGTTCATAATTGTTATTTTCTTATAAATATCTGATTTTTTAATAAAAGTTGTCAATAACTGTTATATCTGTAAATATTAACCCATTGCTTCCAACACTTGCTGAGAATATCCCGTTCTTTCGGATACTTTTCCGTCAGATTGGTCTCTTGGTCTTTCCCATTCTTTCATAACTAACTCAGTTGCTGACCTAACCGTTGTCTTGGTTTTTAATTTACTTAAAACACCGCTATATGAATCTTTAAACTCTTTAACAAGGAATCCATAGTTAATATCATCTGTTAAATTCTTTTGTGTGTAGTCAACACCCATCGACTTAGCGTAGTTAGCTAAGTTTTGTTGTCTGTTTGATGTTGTCCATTGTGCGTACCCATATCCAGTTACACCGTTAATTCTTAATTTACCAACTTTCACACCACCACCTTGTATTCTATCTGGTATAAGACCGCTTTCCGCTATTAGGTTACCAACAATACCAACAGCTTGTACATTTGTTAGACCTAAATCACTCATTAACTTTTTAGCTATACCAGCACCTTTTTTGGCTTTTTCGGCCGATGTTAGAGCGGTTCCTTTGGTGGATAAATTATCATTAACCGTAGGTATTACTTGTCCAGTAAGATATGGTTCTGGGTCGGTTATTAAAGCTTGATTGGCTGAACTAAAATAATTACTATTGTCTAAGCTAATAGCGTTTTTCAAGATTTCAAAGTGTAAATGTGGTTGTCCTGGTGACCCTTCATCACCAGATTTAGCTATTAGCTGACCAGATGATACGGTATCTCCAGCTGATACCAATCTTTCTCTTACGTGACCATATAATGTTGATAGTCCATTATTTGGGTGTGATAATATTATCGCATAACCATAACCACTTTGTGCTTGGCTTGATACAACAACACCGTCCAATACAGCATAAACATTAGTACCAAGAGCCGCCCTTAAATCATTACCCTCGTGTTGTCTACCATTTCTAGGTCCAAAAGGTGATGTTACTACGATATTATCTAATGGGTTTGACCATCCAGCCACTAAACTATTACCGTTACCCTGTGTTGCCGCCTTATATGTGTTCTTGATTTGTTCATCACCAACATTCTTTATTACGTGTATTGGTAGCGTATCACCAGTTGATCCAGTATCTTGTGGTAACTCATCTGAATTAATATAACCGTGTAAGGTTAATTTCAACGTATCGGTCTCAAATTTCTCAGTGTCCTTACATATTTTAAAGAATGAATATCTCTTACTTTTACCGTAAGCACCTGCAACATACACAACTAATTCATCATCACTGTCATACCCCGTTGGTTTAAATTTATTAGAGAACGCGCGACCAAAATCAAAACTACCATTTTTTAGTGTACCAACTGGTCTTGGCGTACCAGTATTGGTTGCCGCCTCACCAGTATTAAACTGTGGTAAATTTGCGAATAATTGCGTAGCAAAAGATGTGGGTTGTTGTTGTACTTGAAATAACGCTGGTGAGTTAGGTAACTTAAACGAGTTGTTAACTTTACTTAAGGATGGTGGTGTATATATAACTGGTGACACATATGTGTTATCAGCGGCATTAGCTAACTCAATATCGTTTTGGGCTTGTTGTTGTAACGATGCCTGTGTTTGTTCAAATAATGATGGTGTGGCCGTTGAGGGTGTTGTATCAAAAAGATTAACCATCTTATAGGT